CACAAAGATCCAACCAAGTATGATCGTAAAAGAGACAAGAAGAACGTCGATTTGAATGAGATGCGTCCAATGAGCCGAAGAGGTTCGATGATGCAAGGAAAAGGAGAGAATGTGTCTTCCTTTTTCGTCAACAAGATGATGGCAGAAATTAAGCGCCTTCTAAAAGGAAAGATGGATTGGGTAGATTTAGATTCAATTCAAAGACTTGAAAAAGCTCTAACTGAAGTTGCACGCCAAGCTTATAGTGAACTTGATGAAGTTGATTGAGGTTTGCAATGAAGGAGCAAAAGTTCAATACAGGCAAGGAACGTAATCCGTACATTTCAAAACATCCAGATCATGAAGAATGGGAAATTGTCTTGGAGAAAAGAAATGGAACGTGGGTTTGGAATGGAGATGGATGGTCACAACCATTTTTGTTTAGACGAACAAAAGAACCAAAAATATTCACATCTCCTGAAGAAGCAAAGCAAGAACTCAAAACCGTGGTCTTACCTTACATTCTCAAATGGCAACCGGGAGTATGGGAAGATTATGTTGTTGGTCACGAACTTCCTGATGGATATCAACTAAAAACAGAAAGCAGAAAAATGAAGATTACGAAGAAACAACTTGATAGACTTGTTGAGAATGCTGTAAAGAAACAACTTCAAGAAAGAGCTTCAAAAGACGAGAATATGAAGACTATCCAAATCATGAAGGAACTTCTTCTACGACTTCGTACATACGCTGATAAACTTACAGCTCCCGGCGAAACCACAATGAATGACAACACAGTCAAAGACATTCACAAATACCTTGAAGAGATTGAAGGATGGCTTGAAGGATATGAAGCATTTATTGATCTTGACGTCTTCTGGAATAGACTTGATAGTCCATATCGACCAGAGAAATGAAAAAGAAAAAGGCTCCGTAAGGAGCCTTTCTTATGTGAATCTTCTTAGTCGACCAGGAACTACATCTCTTGTTTTATTTGTGATTGCCCGAGCATCTGGCGTGTTATGATGAGCACCTTTACTTGGTATATCGTTTCCATCCTCAACTCTTGACTTTATCTCTTTATCAATTCTTTGGATTAGCCAGTATCGATATTGAACTGGCATATGATAGAACTCTTTCCAAGTAAATCCTCCATAGTACATCAGAAGGAAGAAATGTTCAAGCCATTCACTTTCTCTATGTTCACTCGTCAGGCCAAAAAAAGCCTACTCCCATTGGAAGGGGAGCCTCCTTTTCAACATGTCCACAACCGGAACATTCAAAGAAGAATTGCATCTTGATATCTGGTTGATGCTTATTGATGTAGTTTCTCAAAGCCTTACTGTCTTGAATTGGAAGAGCTTGAACAAACTTTGAAAGAGCGCCCCTATCAGAAATACCATCAACTGATACGATTTGACGAAGAAGTCTTGATGTTGAAAGGTTTGTGTTTTGAAGACCTTTCTTTTTCTTGATCTCCATCTCTTCCAACATTTCTCTTTCATCGTGTCCTGTCAAAAGACGGAAAGATACGACTTTCTTTGTTTGGGGAAGTGTAAAGGTAAAAAGATTTGTGTTTGGTTGAGCAGGTTCAATTTCAAGAGGTACAATATCAAGCTCATTCAAATTGATTTGAACAGGTTCTTGTTTTCCACAAGATGGACATTTCATTTCTGCTTTATACATTGCTCCATATCCGACGATACGGACACCGACCATTACAGCATTTCGGTCGCCGACGACCATGTCCATTGGATCAAATCCACGAAGCTGACATACAGATTTGATAAGTTCTGAGATGACAATGCCCTTTTTAGCGAAGTAATCATTCATCATGATATCTTCTTCTTTGGCTGTCATTGCTCTAATTGGAAGTGTTTCTCTATTTGCCAACATGCTTCCAAGAGGATATACCTTTCCATTACTTGGCAAAGGAACTTCTGCAACAGGGATTTCAATTCCAAACTCGTGCTTTACAGCCTCAGACATTGAAACTTCTTGAAGTCCAGCACCCTCCGCTGCTCGACGAGCAGCTTCAACCGACTCGAAAATACTATTTTTTTGTTCTCTATCCACAGTTTTCCTTTATTCCTTTCAAAGCATCATCCAAAAAAGACAACATCTGTAACTATTCCACTATCCAATTTTACGTTTAGTCTACCTTCTTGATAGTCCATGGTGTAAATGTAGTCGTTTCCATCTTCACTCACAACACGAAGAAAGTATCCATTGTCTTCTGCAATTGTTTGAGCATCTTCAAAAGATTGCCAAACTAGTTTGTGTTGCATTTCCTTTAGAGCTATCTCTTGTTTTACGTTCATGTTCATCCTACGGTTATTTGAAACACTATACCATTTTGAATGGAGAGGTTTAGACGATTTGTGTGATAATCTCTTGTGCAGACAAAATTCTTTCCATCTTCATGAACAATTCTTGTTTGATACCCAGCATTCCTTGCAGCATCTCTGACAATTTGTTCTGGTTTTCCAAGCCAATCCAAAATTTTGAAGTTTTCATCTGTTCGCATTATTCACTCTTTCAATAGACCAGGGCTTCAACTATTTTTCCACCCAATACCTCAAGATTAACACGGTCGTTCATTTTATTCAATTGTTCGAACGACTTGTCTTTTCGATCAAAAACAACAATCCTCCAAGAAAGACCTTCGCTCTCAATTAAACGAACTCCTTCTTCAAGTTGTCTTCCAATCAAACCAGTAAGTCTGGTGTTTAGGGGATATACGATTTTGCCTTCCATAGGATTTTCTTAGTTATTAGTCAACTTCAATTATACTTAGATTGTATAGGAAAGTCCAATTTGATAGGACGTTTTGGAGGAATATATTATGGCAAAAATTCGTACAAGAATTACAGACAAAGGTCTAATCTCAGAAAAAGTTGCTGATGACGTTGGAAATAGCTTTTCAGTCGCAGTTCAAGAAAAAGAAAATGTGACAAGTGTAACTACTGTTTCTACAGCATCAGTTGGTTCAGGAGATGGAATTACTCTCGTTGGTGCAGCAGCTATGATTGTGCTCCCAGCTATTGACGCTGACAACGTTGGTCGCGCATTTACAGTTGTCAACACTGGTTCAGCAGCATGCACTCTTTCTGCTTCAAACCCAGTTGTTACACCTTCCGGCACGTGGACAACATCCGTTGCAGGAAACTCTTCAATCTCAACAGTGATCGCATTGCCAGCAGCAAGCGGTTACTTCTGGGCACTTCGCACACAAGCTTGAACTAACACGTTCCTATCAAAGAAAAGCCCTCAGTCGAGGGCTTTTTTTGTTTTTCTTTTTCGCCAATTCGTTTCGAGTTTCCACTCATCTTGAATTCGCTTCTCTTCGGAATAGTTTGGATTTACAATCAATACCATGCTTTCTGGTCGTATCCCAGCTAGAAATCCTCCCTCTGTTCCATGAAAAAAATAATGGAATACAAATTTGTTCCAAGGTTCTTTTTTGTATTTTTCTGCAACATCCAAATTAGTAACAAGATAGTATCTTGTTGACCAATCTTTGGTTTTATTTTCCATCAAACCAACATTGTACATATCCCAAACAGATTTGCTGCCTTGTGCTTCTGGATTTGCCCAAAAGAAACGACCTGCTCCATGCAACTTTCTCTTGGTTCTTACCACAATATCTCCGGGTTTCAAATCAGAAGCTCTTATAGCTTTCCATCTTCTGGCAGGAGGCATTCTTTGTGGTTTTAGTCTTTTCACTTCATTGGATGAATGTAACATAAAACAAACTCAAATCTTCCAATATTGTAATAGTTTCTGCCTTGAGCCATTATGCTAGAAAGGGTTTCTTGAACTTTCTTTTCAACGATAAAATGAAAATTGTTTTGAATGCTTTGAGTGTCCACAACACACAGAGTTTTTTGAAAGTTTAGAATTCCGGAAAGAAACAATCTGTTATCAAGTGGTTCATAAATTTGAAATTCGTTGAACAGATGGATGCTTCTCAAATCCTTTTCAAGGGATTTGAACATGACAAAAGTCTCACAATCTTTAATTCTTTCTTCACTTACGTCAATAAAACGACATACAAGTGGATTGGCTACATTTTGAATAGCTTTGTTTGAGACGGGTCTTGGTGATTGATAAAATGATCTTTGTCTACCAAAAGTTGTTTGAGGCTGTGTTTTTGGACCATTTGGAACTGTGTGTGGAACTGAATATGGAGTAATTTGAATGCCATTGCTCCATCCACGAACTGTTGTAGTGGTTTCATATGTGTAGTCCACACTGTTTGCACCGATACTTGCTCCAAAAGGCGCTTCAACCCTTTGGTATTCCAAATCATCGTCTTCAAGATTTAGCAAAATAACTGCTTCACCTTCTCTAAAATTTTCTGGAGTTACAATCTCTAATCGGTGCCTCATTGTTCACACCACCTCTTCCGCAAGATAGTAAACTGTATCAAGCGAACTTTCACCCATCATCGCTAATTTACATGATACGGTTCCATCTTCATGAAACTCAAAATAGTCCTCACGTGGGTATAAAGCATTTCGCCAATAATCAAAATTCATGATCAGATAATATTGTCGAACTGTAGCAACATCACAAAGTTTCAATAAAGCTACATTGTATTCTGATCTTACAGGATAGTAATCAAGAAGGATAAAATGAGTTTTTTCTTTTTTTGAAAGAAATGACGAGAAGTAGATTTCTCCACCAATCAGTTTTTCAATCCTTGTGTTTTTTGTTATCGGAAAAATGAACTGTTTTTGATTTGATAACTTTCCAGTTTCCATCATAGTCATATTTTACTCTTGTCTTCAAAATCTTATCCCAAAATGGGTAAGACACGCACCAGTTTGCATCTTGATTTGATCCCATGTGATGATCAAAGTGATGAGGGAAATACTTCTTGCCAATCTCTGGATGAATATGAGAAATCGCGTGAGAGGAGTAGTAAATGATCGCACCCAAGAAGAGGGCACCATACAGAACAGGAAAATAGAAAATGATTGGGAGGTGAAGAAGGGCAAGAAGAAGTAGACCGACAATCTCTTTTCCAGTGGTCTTCCATTTTAGAGGTTCAACATAATCAGAGTCAAAGAAACCATATTTGCGGCATCGCGAATGATGTCTATGCCAATGAAATGAAAAGAAGGAACCTTTTTTCTTGCCCAATCCATGAAGAATATGTTTGTGTATTAGCCACTCAAGTAAGTTCACATAAAGAAGTCCAAGAACTAACTGAAAAAGAAAAGCCAATACAAACATTTGATTACATCTCCATATCTCTAACTATCTTTCCACATTTGAGAGTGCGACCCTGCTAATAAAAATAGCATCACCTTGTTCAAAAACAATTCTCAAAACACACAAATCTTTGTTGGCATCTGTGAATGCTAAATTGACAACATTCACTCTATGGTCCTGGTTTTCATTGTCACCGAAGTCGAAAATAACAAACGTTGTTTCTCTAAACTGTTCAAAGTCATGAAAGGTAAGTTGGACTGATTTGCCACCTCGGATCTTTTCAATATATCCAGTTGAAAAGACCCATTTTCGCAAATAACTACCGATAGTGACCAAGTCACCACGTTTTAGATTTTGCTCTGCGAAAAGAGCCTCAGTCTTCTCCCACGGTTTCATTCTTGGATTTCTTTCCGCGCTTTACCTTCTTATCCTCAAGTTGTTCTTCAACTTTTTCTTGGGTTTCATTTTCGGGAGTTTCAACCTCATTCTTTGAATGAGCATCGGCTGAATGAATTAATACAGCAATTTCTCTTTTCACAAGAAGTATAGATTGAACAAATTCTTCCTCTTCATCTGTAAAGGAGTAGTCCTTTTTCAAATCCTCAAGTGTTCCCTCTTCAAAAGTGTGCAAAACATAAGATTTGAAATCAATTTTTCTTCTTCGAAGAGTTTCTGCATAGTTTGGTTTTGATACATCACTTGATTTCATTTTACTTCTCCAAAGTTTTCATGATAGACTTCATGAAGAACATCACCAAAAGCATGATGAATTTCCTGTTCTGAAAGAAGTTCCACAATTTGGTCTGTTGACAAATTTGTTCCGAGAGAGTTTCCAATTCCAGAAATCACTTTCTTCATTGAAGACATCAAAACATTCCTTGCTGTTGCATGATTCATTTGATAACCAGCATCAGTCATGAGCTTAGCAATCTGACGGAAGTCATTTCCTTCGGTCAATGTCACGTATTTTTTACTTTTAGTTTCTACGGTCATATCATTCTCACAATTTGAACTTTTTTGTCAACCAGTTCCCAATTCGAACTTTCAAATCTTTGGTAACGTCTTTGGCTGCACTCTTTATAGTATCTTTCAACAGATCACCGGCTGCTTTCAAGTCTTGTGCAACATTTGATTTTGGTTCTGGTGTTTGTTCTGGTTCTTTGAACCCCGAGAAGTCCAGCGACTCAAGCTCTTGATCAAGGTTTTCTTTTATGTCCGATTGACCTTTTCCAGAAAGAACGTCTTTCAAGGGCATTTGATTTTTTGGCAACATCTTTGGATTTGCCCTCAATAGGTCACCAAGCAAAAGACTTGCAGGAGTAGGAATAAACAAAGCGTTTGTCACCCCGCCATCAGTAACGTAAAATGAATTCTCAGAACCAATATCTCCAAGTTCTTCAAGAACCTTTTCCTTGAAAAGAGCCGGAAATTCTCCGGGTTGAAGCTTCATCTTGTCCTTGTGTTCGTAAGCAACACGCCAAGTCTCTGACTTCTCTTTGTTCTCTTCTTGTGCATTTAGATGATGCTCGGTTATTTCAAGGAGGTCTTCATCATCAAGTTCTTTCTTGGCAAGAATAGAGAAAAAAAGTTTGTCGCTGTATTTCTTTAGACTATCTGAATTCATTTATTCTCCTTGTCGTTCTTTAGACTATTTGGAACGTTTTTGATAACGTCAAACCTTAGAAGCAAGATTGACAACTCTCTTTTAGTTAGAGAAGAAATCGCGGACTTCATAGCTGTTCTAACAATGTCTCTGTCTGGAAGAATGTCAAGACTATCATTGTCTAATGATATCACTTCTTTCAATGTGCAGTTTTCGTCATCTGCATAGTAAGATTGATCAAGAGAAAGTATGTTTTTTGTTTTGGATGCTGCCAAAACATTCCGTCTCATACTTTCACTAATCTCTTCGCCTTCTTGAAGTTTTTCAATTGCTTCATCTAGAGATGAATTCTCATTCTTCATCTCCTTGGCAATTTTACTTTGAGCAGCTCTAACATGAGAAGGAATTTTGATGACCTGAGAGGGATCATGGTTCATGATGTAGTTATTGACGGCTTGTCTAATCCACCACGTCGCATATGTGGAGAACTTAAATCCTCTGGATGGATCAAATCCCCTAATTGCATCCATCAATCCAAATACACCCTCTTGAATAAGATCATCTTTGTGTTTCTCAAATGTCTTTTTCGAATAGTATTTGTTGATAATGAATGTAATCAATGGTTGATTGCGTTTTATGATTTCATTTCTAACTTTCAAACTTTCATTCTTCTTGAATTCAAGAAAGAGGTCTGTGTCTGCCATGTCAGAAAATTCATTTTTCGGGGATACTTTTTCAATAATCATTCACTGTCTCCATGTCTCATGTTAGCCATTTTGACCAACAATTTCAACAACAATAATTTTAGATTATTGAATGTCAAGAAAAAATGTTTTGAAATTTTGCATCAAACTCTTCTTTGTCCATTTGGAGGGCTTCATGCGGTTCTCCATTTTTCGAAAGATACCAAGCGGCATACTGGTCGACAAAACTCTTTTCTGCCTCTGAGAGTTCTCTATTTTCGAAGTCAGCCAACACACCAAGGAAGAGCCCTTCTTCCGTTCGAATCGCAATCGTATTCTTTTTTATATGAACATATTTGATTGGTATTAGACCAACACAACGAAGCAAATACAAATTGTTTCTGTAAGTAACAATCTTCATAACCCACCTCCAAAAAAGAAAAAAACCTTTGGAGGCAAGCCCCAAAGGTCAAATACTTGAACTGTTTCCGTCGTCCATAACTCTAAATATCTTTCTTTCTCAATCTATTTGCTTGTTCTTCACAAATAACTGTAAACATCTCAGCACTTTCTTTGTAATTCTTCGAAAGAAACAAAGGAACCAAAGCATTTCTCAAATCTGGATCGAGGCGATCCATTGCAGCAATCAAGAGAGTGTTTATGTCTTCTTCGTTTTTTATATCCATTTTACCTCAATAGTTGGAAATTCTTATTGAAGAATTCTTCAATGACTCCGTCCCAATCTTCCTTTGCTTCTATTGTATCAGTTGTTGGAAGAGAAATCTGGCAATATATCAAATTACACTTTGGTGTTAGGCATTTCAAAAACAAAGAACGACCGAGAATTTTTTGTGTTTTCTCAATCTCTGTTTCAACTTCAATTAGGTTTCGAAGTTCGTTGCCCGTAAGTCGAACAATACGAACTTCATATACAAGCCCAAGATAAACAAGGTTTTTGTACTTTTCCTTTTTCTCTTCTTTGATGGGAGTGTGTGGGGCAAGTTTTAGGGTATTCCAATACTGGATTGGGGTTATGTTTACAAATACCTTACCAATCTCAAAAAACGGATGGTCTTCTTTTTCATAGAAAGCTTCATGGTGGTATGTTGAAACATCAAGACTTTCCATAATTCGGATTGTCTCAATATCAAAACTTTCATCCAAGACATTCAAGTATTTTGTCAATCTCATCGCAAAGCTCTTTATTCTTAGAGCTTGCCGCGCTTCTTCTCAGAGATTTTAATTTTTCTTTGGCTTCGTAATGTTTCTTGGTTTTGTTTTCCAAATCTCCAAGAACCTTTTTTACGCCTCCGAGCAATGTAAGACCATCGCAATCCATGCCTCTTTTTGAAAGTTCCAAAGTGGCAGCTCTAATTTGATTTCGTTGGAAAGCGTTTTCATTGGATAAACGAACAATTACTTCATCATCCGTCCCAAGTTCTTTGCGCTGCTCAACATTCTTTGCTTCTGCATTACCAGGGAAAGAAGGAAGCATTGACTTTCCAGCCATATCAATAAGTATGATGGAAATCATGCAAAAGGAAAAAACAAAAACGAGAGGAGTTGCCTCCTCTCGTCTTATTCACAAACAACCTATGTTGGTAAGCGGCTTTAGAGTGCCCCGCAGCCGCTTTTCAGTTCACTTACCTTCGGGAGCCTTCTTCGCGGACGGGCGAACCACGTTCACGAGGTGATCCTTACAAAGCGGCTGGAGCAAGAGAACCAAGTCTCGACGCGGAACCAGCGGCATGTAATAGGTCATGAAAAGCTCACCCGGAAGATCCTTGAGGAAGAGGGCAAGCTGCTCGACCTGCTCCTTCGTCACCGGACGCTCCTTCTTGGTCTTTGCATCCGGCTTCGTCAGGTAAGAAACGACCTTTTCGCCGCACTCACCGAGACGGTTGACCGTCGTATTTCCAAGCTTCTTCTTTGCCTTCTCCCAATCGCGCAGGATTTCCTCGGCGGAAACCTGACGGTCACGAGTCTTGCAGAAGTTGGTGAACTTAATTCCAGCCTCGACGCCGACCATAGCCGTTGCCATGACGTAGAAAACGTGATTGTCCGGATGCTCGTAAAGGTTTGCTCCACGAAGCTGCTCGTCCAGACGGATCCAGGCACGACGGTCCGGATACTTCTTCATCGGCTCGAACACACCCTTGTGCTCCAAGAACTGCTCGTTCTGACGAATGAATTCGATCAAAGCCTGATCGACCTGAATGCTTTCTGCATACTTGATCCACTCGCTCGGAGTCGGATCCAGCTCGACCGTTGCGGTACGCGAGATTTCTGCCGGGTCCTGCTGCTGGACTGTGTACTCGTCGCCGACGTTCTCAGCCACGAAGACTCGCGTCCCCTCGTGAAGCAAAAGGCTGTAATAAGCCTTGCTGTCAGCGATCTGGAAAACTGCCTGCTTCACCTGCTCAAGAGCACGGTTTCGCTCGTCGAGGAAAAGAACGACCGGAAAGTCGCTTGCATTCACGAGCCAATCGACCGGCTTGTAAGCCGTTGCGTGCTCGCCGGAAGGACGAACCTCCATGAAAGGAAGACCGATCATGTCACCTTCCGTCATCTGCGAAAGGCGACGCTCGACGACGGGAAGACCAAACTCGTACTTCCAGATTTCCGAGTTGTTTCGCTTGAGGATCTTCACGACCGAACGCTCCTTCGAGAGCGCCTTCGTTACCTTCGCGCAAAACTCGGGATCCTTGTACGCCTCGTGGCGAAGGTCTGCTGCGACCTGATAGACACCTTCGGACTTACCGACAGCGTGTCGACCACGAATACAGATGGAGATATCCGGCGAAAGGGTCTTCGCCATCTGCTTGAGCGATTCCATGGAAACGGTGATTGCTAGAGAGTTGTTATTTGCCATTTTATTCCTGTTTTTGGTTGTTTGTGTTTGTTGTTGAGGACAGTGCCTCGTCGTAGTTCGTTATCGTGTCTCGATGTATTCAATGTAGCAGGGTTGGAGTCGATTTTCAAGGTTATTTTCAAGAAAACTTTGGAAAATGGTTATTGGGTGCGGTGCGCGACTTGGGACCGACCCACAAACTTTACTTCTTCTCCATCCACAAAATACCGGAAGCGTTCGCGAACATTGTAAAGTGTGAATAGCTTGTACTTGATTTCAATATCAGTCGAAAGGTCCAAAACGTGAAGGACTCTCTTCGTTAGTTGAAGGACAAGAAAAGTTCGGGGATTTTCTTTTGAAATTCGAAAACTTTTCAAGCTTCGAAAATCCGGAAAAGGAAAACTGACATTTCCAACTGGAACCATTTCACCCGAGACGTCACGTACAATGTCCTGCACAGAAATCACAAAAAGAGAACCATTCTCAATGGGACGGTCGGGTTCGATTCTTGAAATAATTCTCATTTTGTCTTTCTGAACCTATGAGTGGAAGATAACCAATTAGAGTATGTCTATCACTCAGACGCGCGATGAATAGAAATCACATGTCCGCAACATGGAAGTTTCAGGGTCCACGAATAGAAAGTTCGAGCTCCCTTGTAACCAATCATGTGCTTCTTAGCTTCACCATAGTTGTATGACACGGTTGATCCGCATTTGTCGCAAACCACCGAAGCGTGTTGATCCCCAAGTTTTGTTACTGTTGCCATATATTTCTCAATTTGTTAGCTGTGGAAGTTCGCGCGAATATATATCCCTCCGCAAGGAACAGAAGGAAATGATAAATGTCACCTCCTCGAATGTCAATCGTGCGTAGAATCTTTTCCGCCTTTTCAGCTTCTTCACCTACAGTCTGCTTGATTAGGTCGATGATGAAATCCGAGTCGATGAAATGGCTCGTCCCATCCACCACAATCTCCCAATGCTTAGTTTCGAGATTCTTTTCCTCGAAGAAAACCTCAAAAAATTCTTGACTCGTCATTTCAGTGTACCTCTTTCAGAGTCACGACGGAACAATTTCCGTCGTGATTCCTTCCTTTGCAAGTTTTGCCGAATAGATCGATGCTGCGCGAGAGTCCAGTACAAAAGGAAGGTGAAGGTTTTCAAGTTTGTGAGAAATAATAGCCTCCATGAGGTCACGGGCGGCATGTACATCACCCCGACGGGCGACGTGCTCCGAAAAGAGTGGTTCGATTCGGACTGCAATCATAGAAATCTCACGAAGAAGTTCCACTATCCTTAGAATGTCATGTCCATTGTCGACATGACGAACGAAAAGTCGCATGCATCCCTGGTCACGCACAACGGGCTTCGTCGTCTCAACAGGAACCTCTCCAGGCTCAAGAACCTTTTCACAGAGGCTCTTGACCATTTCAAAAACGACTTCCATCAGAGGAGCGCCTGCTGGCTCTGGAAGCTTGCTGAGACTTTCGAGAGCTTCCAGAAGGTTTCGAAGCTCGCTGATCTGATTGTCATACTTCATGATGATTTCTTTCGATTGGATTGTTCTGTGTACAGAACAGAGAGAGCTTCGTACAGCGCGTTAGCTTCCATGCCAACAAGTTTTGGGTCCCGAGTATCCAGCTCGGACTCGATAAACTCGACGAGTGCCGTAAGCGTGGAAATCCGCTCTTCAAGCTCTTCGTCTGTCATCGAGTTAGCGTACATTGGTTTCAGTCCCTTGACATGAAAGATTGCCAGACACGCTCGATGGACGGTGCCTCACGCGCTTCCTGAATTTGGAGAGCCATGCGAGCAATGACACTCGCTCCAAAAAGGACACCGCAGAAGGACACCGAAGCTGTCGTTCCCGCTCCAGTGAAGGCGAGCGCGAGCTGATTGACGAGAGCCCACACAACCCAACCACCACCGAAGAGAATGAGTTGCGACACAGCGAAAGCGACGACGAAAAGAAAAAGGCGTTCCATGTTTTGTTCCTACGTGAAGGATTGTTCTGACTACGTTGTTTTTCAGAGTGTGGAGATTTCCAGAACGGTGATCTCGGTGTACTCTTCCGAGCGAAGACGCTTGTCCGTCTCCGAAATAAGATGACCGTCCTTATCGAGGCGAGCCTTCGAAACGCGAACCTCCGAAGGGTCCCAATGACGGTATGCCTCGTCGAGCCGGTTCCACTCACGAATGACGACACGCGTGTCGTCATCCAATCCTTCGATCAACTCTCGAAGCTCACCAACCGTTACCGTTCTGTCGTATGCCATGTTTTGTTCTTCTGTTTAGTGTTCGTTATTTTCATCAAAAAGGTTGAACAGACATGCCTGTTCTCCGCGAGGAGTGTGGCTCTCCGTCCATTCCTTCAAATTTTCGAAGCGATCCTTTTGACGCGCGACTTTCTCCAACGCGTCCGCAAGTGCAGCTTCTAGCTCGCGTACCTTCGCGGACAGAGCAGCGATTTCTTCCTCAGAAACAACAATAGGACCAACGATGGTATTGAGAGACATGATGTTCACTTCCCCTTCGAGGCACGGGTCTTCTTCTTCGAGGTACACTCGACGTTCAGCTCGGGAGCAAGCTCGGCGATCAGAACCTTCTCGCGAGCGTGGGCGTCAGCCTTGCCACGAACCTTTTCGAGAAGCTCGATCGTGAAGTTTTCGGCACCGTGGGTGCGGAAAGCCTCGTGAAGAAGGTACGGACGAAGCTCCGTGAAGGCGTGGTGCATGTGCTTCTGCCAGCGACGCTTGAGAGCGTACGCGACCGAACGCGAGGGCATCGCAGTGATGCCGATGTAACGCTCGCCCGTCACCAGGCACGTGATCAGGTAGATCACGTGGTTCCGGTCGGTGCGGACCTTACGCTTGCGGCTGGTGCTCTTGCTTCCCTTATCCATGCTCTAACCATAACATGTCCGGAACCGATTTTCAAGAAATGCATGTCGAATTATGGATAACCCATCCTAGCCGAAAAAGAAGGGATTTTCAAGCAACAATTCCCCGGAAAAACAGGGCAATTATACTTAGTTTTTCCTCTAATTTTACGAATGGTACATAGTGTACCATTTTTGCACAGTTGGACCCATTTTGTACAGCTTGACTGGAATTCCAATTTGGCTGTAATTCCATCGTGGCTGGAATACAGTGACCTTGAATTATGCTGTCATTGGAATACAGTATACCTGTACTCCTCTGTAGTGCATGGTAACGTATGGTCATAGCCATACATTGTGCCAGGATGCATGTATGGTCAAAAAATTGTTGGGGCATTTCTTGAAAATCGATCCTAAATGTTGTATGGTAAGAGAGTAAGGAACAGGAGAAAACCATGTTCATCAAGTTTGACGACGCGTTTGCGAGTTTCCAACTTTGGCTCCGTGCAAATCCCAATGCGGCTGCCAAGCTTCCGTCGAAGTCGTTTGCTGACGCGCACGACGGTCGAGCCTTCGTGCAGAAGTACGCGAAGGAATGGACGAACGAAATGCTCTTTGCGTACCTGCTTGTGGCAGGTTGTGCCGAGGGGTCGACGTTCAACTGTGATGACCTTGTTGCCTGCGCGACCGAATCGCAGCAGGCTTGGCTAAATGGCGGCGACAAGACTGTTCGTTATCGGTTTCAGTCTCATTGGGATGGACACAATTTCGCGAATAGCCTCGAAGAAATGAAGGCTTCGACCATTCCATACATTCAAATTCACACTACTTCCAGCCCGAAGGGTGATGCCTACGTTTCGCTTGCGAAGGTGTCCGGCGTCGCCTACGGGGTCGAGCGTGGAGTTTTCAGTACGGGCATCTTGGAGAGGGTTATTCGTGGCGAGAAGAAGCTCTTCGTTTGGAAGAGCCTTTCGGAAGAAACGGCATATTTTCGGCGTTCGGAAAACGACCTCGGCACCGATTTCAGTAAGTACATGGCTCACTGCTTCGCCAAGCTCTATCGCATTTCGCTCAAGTCGAAGCCGAAGAAGGTCAAGCCGACCGTGGTGTCGAAGGCAGTCGAATTCCACACCGATCAGATGAAGCTGCTCGCGGTAGCGGACCAGCTCGCGGTGAAGCTTCAAGCTTTCCGAAGCGACCTCGAAAATGGAAATCTCAACAAGCAAGTGGTGACGGAACTTTACTGGCAGTTCGAGGAACTGCAACGGAACACCACGGAAACCAAGAAGACGCATAAGCGTTTTGTTGGTGAAACGGCGGAGGATACGCGGAAGCTCGCGGAGGCTGGTCTTACCAGCGAGAAGTGACAAAAAATGTCCAAGAAAGAACAACAGAAAAAGAAGAGGTTGAGTGAGGAGGAGTTTCTCCTACAGTCTCTTTATTTCCGCAAATATATCCTTCCGGATTTTCTGAACAAGAAGACGCCAGCAGCTTTTGCTTTTCTGGCAGAAATTCGAAAAGACCTTGAAGCCGAGGCGGACATTCAGTTCCACTTGGAAAAGGCACGCAAGGCAAACAACCCGCTCGTACCAGAAAAGAAGTGAGAGAAGACATGTTTGGAATTGGAAACGAACAAAAGGCAGTCGAAGTTTCGCAAGCGGAAATTGCGGAAGACATTGAAGTGGTTCGGAAGTTGTTCTTGAAGCATGAGAAGTTTCTTCGTGTGGAAGAGTCCAACGAAGGCGGACATTTCATTCGTGCTCCGATGCTTCGAAACTTGCAAAAAGAAATTCTTGATGCTCTTCCGGGACGGATTGTGATGAAGTTTGGTGGAAATCCACCCTTGGTTCATATCTTCTTCCGTGACCATCACTTTTTCGAGACGACTTATACCGAGCGAAAGCTTGTGACTCGCGTGCGTGAATTGGAGCGCGAAGTTGAATATCTTCGAAGTCTTGTTCGTGTGTACGAGGTTGCTCTTCACGGCAATGACCATTGACCCCGAGCTTGAAAGGAATTCCCATGACTAGCGCAGTTCAAAAGGAAAGCACGGCTCGAACGTTTCTTACGGTTCGAGAGCTTATCGCGGAGCTTCAAAAGCTTCCAGAAGACCTTCAAAACGCTCCAGTTGCAAAGAGTGTCTATGACCTTGGAAGTCATTCTTGGGTTGTGACTGGAGTTGATGAGCTTGTTCCTTCGCCTGCGAAGGTTGTAAAGGAACGTTACCTCGTTGAGGTTGATAATCCTGTGGAAGGAAAGCTTGTAAAGGTTGTCATCCTTTACTGAGATGCTTGATGCTTGAGGCAGCACTTACTGGCATCAAGTGAATTTTCTTGAAATTCCGGTTGGAATCTGATATGGTGAAACCATGCTAATCAACCTAGATAAGGCTCTTCGCTCATTCAAAAAGTGGGCAAAAGAAAATCCAGAAAACACCGTTGGATATAAGTACGATTATTACTCTTGTGTTGGCATCAAGAATATGGATGCCTGGATGGAGAAACACTATAGTAAGTGGACAGAGGAACAAAGAGCTGCATATTTGTTGATTTCTTGGCAACGTTCACTTACTGCTCCGACGTTTCCGAATGGAAAGAGATATCCAGATGGAAGCGATTTCTTCCTCAAACACTACACTGGATTGTTTTTCAATGATCCAACCAAGAAGTCGATCAATCTTGGAACTCCTGAAAACAACTTTCAAAGTTGTTCATTTTTAGTTGTTGAAACAACAGAAAATTCTTGGAAGGGCAAGATAACGAAATATCACATTCCAATCGTAAGCTCATATACGTCGGAATGGAGGGCTTTCAATGATGCGAAGGGCGCGTTCGAAGCGGGCGAATCTTGGTATCTTGAGAGAAGGAGAAAAGCCTTCGTGAAGGACTTTCAAAAGGTTGTGCAAGAGAACGCAGACATACTTTTGGAAAGTAAAGGTCCTGTTATCGATCCAAAGTTCATGGAAGCTGCCCTCAATTTTCAACAGGAGCAGTTGGAACTTCTTCCGGACATTTCAAAACTTGAAAGAGTTTTGAAAGAGCTTCGAGAAGATATTGATGAAAGTGGGATTTCGAAGAGAAAAATCAATGAAGTCCAAGGAATTTTGAATGACCTCAACTACTCCTTGAAGCATATAAAAGAACATAATCCTATCATCGGCAAAACCAAGGAAGAGAGCTTGAAGATTTTCGACAAGGCACTTCAAGGTGGCATTCCTCGACTTCTTCGTACGGACAAGAGGAAGAAGAAAGTTCAAGAATGATGGAAATAGAAACAATTGATGTTCTAAAAACTCTTGATGATCTCTATACCTTTATCCGTTTCAAGGGAAAGGAAAAGAGAAATCTTCTTCCACAAAAGATAAGTTGGATTGAACGGGGACAATGGTTCAAAGAAGAACAAAACATAGATCCTGTCCTGAAGGAAAAGATCAGAAAAATTTCTGTATTTTTTGATTGGTGCGCTGCACCTTATGGTCGAAATGACCTTCTTCCTTTTCTTCCTTGTCCATCATCCTTTGTTTTGGATGGCGAAAAACTGAAAGAGGAAATCATCAGTAAAAATATACCTGTGTTTGGTGTAGAGAAACAAGGGAAGCAATTCTATTTTACTTGGACCACACATTGTGGCATTTTTGCCTTTGATGAAAACCTTATACCAAGCACTCAAAGTGCTTCTGTTTTTTACGAACTAAAAGAAATCATCAAGAAGAAATGGAACAAGGTTCGAGTTCTTGCTTCTCGTCCTTCTCCTCTCAAAATATATGAAAAGAGAATGAAAGCTGCTATCAGCTTCCAAGAAAAGCAAATGAAGTTTGCTGGAGAACTGAGAAAACAAATTCGAGACTTGGAAGAAATTGCAAAACTTTGTGAACAGGGACGCATTCATCGTAAAGTAAATGATGGGCTTTACGATCGATGTATGAAGCTTTATCAAAGCATTCATGACATTACTTCTTGCGAACCGAGCCTCACGGGCAATACATCAGAAGAAACTGATGAAAAAATCAAGAAAGCAATTGATGGTTCTATCTTGGTAAAGAAGTCTTCGAAAAAGAAGAAAGACTGACGTTCATTCGCTGAACAGTTCAGGTAGAACAGATTTCAACCAGTTTCTAACTTCTCCTTGAGGCATTTCACCAAGGTCTTTATAGGGTTTTGGTGTGCTGATAGACATAGAAGCAACAGACTTTAGTTTATTTCCAGCATCGTCATTGTCGGCAACGGCAATGACTTTTTTATTCATGGCAGCAAACCATGGTTTTAGCATCTTAGGATGATTTGCTAGAACAGCAATTGCAGGCATTCCAATGTTGTGCAGCTTGACAGCATCAAAGATACCCTCTGTGACAAATAGGAAATCTTGGTTGTCAAAGACAGTTTCCAAGCCCCAAACACCAATGGTCTTTTCTGGATGTTTTGTAATATACGTCCAGTATTTTGCCTTATCCCTGTCTCTGCTGTCGTTACCTGTCTTGGTTCCTTTTGGATTGTATTGTTGATATCCAACGAGTTGACCGGAAAGGTTGAAAAGAAGGAAAACGGCAAGGTTGTTTTCCTTGTCCATAATCACCCGTGTCTTTGATAGATCAACATCACGCGATCGAAGATGGGATTCAATGTCATCATTCTCACATAAAAGAATTTGTTTTAGAGAAAACATTTGAGTTTATCTTTCTCACAAGTTTGCGAACATGTCCTTGAAAAGGAATTTTGAATTAGCACGAGGTTCCCCAGTTTGTTTTGATTCTTCTGGATTGATCCAAATGATCATTTTCTCATAACGAACAGGACCATAAGAAATTACTTCGTTCTCTTTCTTATAAAGTTTTGGCATCTTTACCTTTGAGTTCAACTCATCAGGATTTAGCAGAAACTTACCATTCTTCTTTATTGGCATTGTCTTGAACAAAACAACATATTCTTGGAAAGAATATGCAAATTCTTTCAGAATTTCTTTTTTTGTAGTCCATGACAATATAGGAGAATGCTCTGTTTCCAATACACCATTTTCAAAAACCCAAAGACGTTCGTCGCCAGGATTTCTTGCAAGGTCTTCTTTTGATAGTCCAGTCGTATTGAAAAACAAATCTAAATTTACAGAACTAAAAGAAATTCCTCTATAAATCGGTTCATTTTCCGGAACAAGTAAGTTTGAATACTTGCCTTTCTGTGCCAGTTTGTAAACGTCCGGAAATTCCTGAGCTATTTTGTCCGCCACCTGACTATTGATCCATTGAAAAAGTCCTTTCTTGAAATCTTCTTCTTCTGGAGTCTCTGGTTGTTTCTCTGTTTTTGAAATGTCTTTTCTGTCTCTATCAAAGAGATACTTGCCAAAAACATCATTTGGTTTGGCTTCGGACGGAGCGTCTTCAAATATTAATTTTTTGATGCTCATGACTCTTCTGTCTTTTCTGGATAGTTTACACGACCGCCACTCATCGTTGCACCAGAGAAAAGGTCATTGAAGAACGGAATGACAAACTTTCTTCCTTTGTAAATCGAATAAAAATCATCTTGATCTTGCGCAACAGGAAGAACAACACTTCTTGGTTCCGTGGCATTTCCAGAGCCATCTGTGTAAAGAAGTTCTGCTTTCATTTGACCATCTTCTTGTCTCTCAACGAAGATTACACTTTCTTGTTCAAACTTCTTTCCAAGGAAAAGTAGATCATCTTTCGAAATGTTTGGAATAACTAAAGGCTTTTCAACGTTTCCATATTTGCCTTGTATTTGGTAGAAACCATAACCAGCTTGACGTAGAGATTGTGCAAGCATCTTGTTTCTCTTCTTGTTTTCTTCTGGAGGCAGTTCCTTCGCAAATGGATTTTCTGCTGTCACAATTCCGATTGATGAAATGTTTTTTTCTTGTCCTGTGAGGCTTCTCATCAGTTTTGAATATCCACCCTCTGCAAGGTCCCCTTCATTTATTTGCACAGCCTCAGAGAGCCTTCTAGGTGCCTTGCCGTTGAAGCCAAATAGATGAGGTGAGACAAGAGCAGGACGAACAGAAAGAAGGTCACGAAGTCGAAGTTTACCTTCACCATAAAGGTCAACAATTTCAATTCCTCGTTTCTCTTCATCTTCATTTTCTTTGCTTGATTTATCATCCCAATACCAAGGTGCTTCATCATTTGGATTTGGAAGTTGAAGTTCATCCTGCTTCTGCTGATTTCTTTCGTCTTCTTCTTTCTTTTGACGATCAATCTCCCAAGGAGACGGAACCCAATCTTGTTCACTTAGGGTTTCTGAACTTGAGATGTTTTCTTTGATTGTGAACTTTTTCTTCTTACTCATTTTCATTCTCCATCAGATCATACATGCTTCGGATGATCCTTCTTAGGGATACGGTACCAAACTCATTTGATATAAATACTGCTGTCGCAGCTTGAACTTTCACATCTCCGAAAGAAATAACTTCACCTTCAGTCGAAAGCATGTTGATCATTGCCACATGATCGCTGTCCTTCGGTCGTAAGTTCGAGGTCATTTCATAAGGGTTTAGAAGGAATTTTCCATTTGATGGATTGGGCACTGTCTTCATCAAGATATTCACTTCTCCCCCTTTTAGGAAATTCTGCAATATAAGAGGCTCAATTCCCCAAGACTGAAGTTTTTTGTTTGGCGGCGGATAAGAAATAGGAATATCGACTTTGAAAGGAATATTATCAAGAACTTTTTGGAGCTCAATACCATTCTTCAAATCTTCAATCTTTTTCTGAAAGGTTGGATTTGATGTTAGTCCAAGGGCTTTTGCCACATTGAAACCATGAACAATCCGATAAACAGGACGTTCTTCATCTGGCTTTAGAAACTTTTCATACTTTCCTTGACGAACAAGTTTCCAAGCTTCTTCAAAATTGGATGAAAGGGCAGTGTGATGAGTGTCGTTTATCCAAGACGCTAAGGAATCAAGAAGTTCATCTTCTTCGGGGGTATTCTTTTCTTTTGAAGCCCTAGTTTCAGCTCGCTGATCACCAAACAAAAACTCTCCAAAGATATCATCTTTGGAGGCTTCGACTTCTTGTTCAACAATCATATCAACAATGCCTTCAAGGACCGATTGAAGTTGTTCTTTTTCCTTTGAGGAAGCTACATCTTCAAGACCTTTCAAAGCCTGTTTCTTGGCATCGAGTTTCTTTTGTTTCTGACGTTCTGCATAGGACTTTGCATCAGTACCTAAAGCTGTGTCAGTTGAACCGACTTTCGTTGGTTTCGTAGGAATCATGAGGATAAATAGAGAAATTATTCATCATCATCCCAAATACTTACAACCCCAGGAGCGGGAATAGGTGAAAAGAAATTTTTTGTAAACTCCAAATCTCCAACAATCCAGTCAGGTCTACTTTTCTCATTCTCTTCTGTTCGAGGATTTGCTTTATTCAAACCATGAACAAACGTCCATCTACAATCTTCACATGAATATCGAATGGCACTATCACATGGATGACAAGACAGAAATCTTGGTGTTCCATCTGGATTTGTTCCGGATTTATATGTGTGGCAATCATAAGCCCAATAAAGATTGGTCGATGAACAATTTGGACATTTCTGTTTCATAGCTTGAGTATGACATTTCAGTGCTAATTTTTCAAAGATTGTGTTTGTCATGTTCTTCTTTGTGGCAGGATTTACAAAGAACAATTCCTGAGACGTTGTTGTCAATATGATATTGAGCGACTTCATTAGAGATTTTTTGTTTTAGAGCAAATGTTTCCTCTGTTGTTGGAAGACCAAAATAATCTTTCCAATTGTTAGAGATAGCTATACGTCTTACAATTTCACTCATTTGTTCTTTGTTGTGATGAACTTCAAGGTCTGCTCTTGGAGTATCATTTCTACTTGCTTTACACTTTTCACAAGAAAAATTTGATGCTGCAAGTTTTGGATATTTCCATTTTTCAAAAAGTTTTTTACTCGCATGACACGTGGCTAAAAGAGATGAAGTTCCACCTTTCCATTGTGAATGGTCCTTGCCTGACAAAGTTGGAATAGTTCCATTCAAGCGATTTTCTTTCATTCGTTTTGAACGCTTTTCCTTTTCTGGACCTTTTACAATGGACTGAGACATTTTGGCAATGCGTTTATCAGTTTCTTTTGTAAGACCCTTCGCCCAATGTTCACCAGTTTCATTCAAATGAAAAGGTTTCCAAGTCCCATCTTCAACCATTTTTCTTCGTGTTGAAGCACTCTTTTGCTGTATCTTCTCTGATACGAAGTTATTCTTGACCCGAGACTGATGTCCTTGAATAAAGTCTCGATAACCTCTTGTAATATCAAGAAATTTTGGCTCCTCATCACAACCACATTTACACTTCGGAGCAATGTCATTCAAAAAGTATTTGGTATAAAACTCTTTTGATGAAACCTTGTGTCCTTTTCTGCAATGAGCAGAAAGAGAAATGAGTGATGGATAACTGTTTTGACAATATGGACAAATAAACATGGCTACAACCTCTTAATTGAAGTGTAGCCACTCAAGACTGCATTGTCTAAAGATATAGTCTAAAACTGCAAAACCGCGTTGTCAAATCGGATTGTAAGAGAAATTTCAACAAGGTCAGAACCTTCCATTGCCAAGTCACCAAAGGTTGCGTTTGTAATGAAAGCACCCTTGATATCCCAAAGTTGAATGACTGTTCCAACAGGATCAAGCATCTTGATTTGAATGTCGCGCTTGTAGAAATCAGCATAGCCGGAACGACCTGAGACGCTTTCAAAGCAAAGACGAACCCATTCCATAACCTGCTGAGCGCCTGATGGAGCGATGGCGTCATGAAGCGTAACAGTCATTGTTTCAAAGGTTGTTTTTCCTGCAATGTAGCGAGTGCTGTTGATCCAAGGAATAGCAACTTCCTCTGTTGCCATTGTTGGACGAGCTGCTGTCTTGATAAGGAAACTGTCAATTCCCTCAATTGCAAGAACAAATCGACGCTTTGCGATTGGTTCAAATTTCGTAGGAAGCATTTCGGTTACGCCTAATGTAGTTGCCATCTTTTATCTCCAAATATCAGCTATTCTGATTTCTTTGTTTAATTAGTCTTATTTTTTCTTTTTTCGAAAGTTGCTTATCAGTTGATGAAACTTTGGTTGAATGTTCAAAATCAAATACAGAAGTCCACCAATGAACAAGGTATTGGCAATAGAAAGAACCAATACCATTATGAGAAAGTAAACCATCCAAACGAGATCAGAAATCACGTTCCATGCCCATGCCTGGATTATCTTTCCAAGCGGCATCAGAAACTCTCTTTTCTAAATCCTCAACTTCAATTAGAAGAACTTCTAATTCTTTTATAACTGGCTCAACTATATCTCTTGCCCATCCAAGAGGACGATTTCCCATTTTATCCAAAAGTTTTTGAAGTACAGAAATAATCTTCTTTATTTTTACAGTTGGACTCGTTTTCAAATGATCACTGACAACTTGCTCAACCAATTTACTAAGTTGTTTCTTTGTAATTTTCATCTCATCCTACCTTATATCCGTATTTGTTCTTCAATCCACGAACAAGATACTTCCAAACAGTTTCATTTCCCTGGCAAATTTCTGCAATGTCTTCAAGAAGTTCTTCGTTTGAAAGACCATTCTCTGCTCTGAAACGAAATAACCAAGCAAGTTTACCATCAGTTTCCGGCTCGATTTGTTCCTCAAGTTTTTCGTCGCAACCTTCATCTAGTCCGCCGAATGAAATGCCGTGTTCACCACTCTTTTTCTTGGCAAGCTCTTTTGCATCCCAAACAATGTCATCATCATACAATGTTCCATATTCAAAAACAACGTCATCAAGCTGTTTTCGAATTTCTGGATCCAGACTTTCAATATCGATTTCGTCTTCGTATGAAGTTGACATGAGAAGTGGAACAACCTTAGAATGTTCCAAATCCATATCAAAGTTGGCTGGATCGATATTACGAGTCAAAAGTGAATAAGCAAGAGCCAGTTCATCACGTGAACGTCCTTTTGGACCAGACATTTCAGGCGAACTATCAAGCTGTTCTTTCATGACCTGCTTCAAAGAAGACAAAGTCAACTTCTCCGCTAGTTTATTTATTTGTTTCGAAGTTAACTTCATCTTCTATCATCCTGCAATAAAGTTGCCTCTGTTGTTGAGAACAAAGGAGATATCCAAGAATTCCAAAGTCTTCGTTGGTAGAATCATGATTCTTCCACGAATGGTGTTATTTTCGATATCTGCCAACGTGGTCGTTGTTGTATCGATTTGAACAAGATACTTGTCAACACCCTTGTTATCTTGCACGCGCTTCAAGATTGGTTTTACCAAGTTTGAGAAACGCTCAAGTGTTGCTTCTCTGTTTTGCTCAAAGATGATTCGGTCAGCAATCTGTTTGACTTGACGACGAAGAGAAATCAAGAGACGACGAACGTTTACACGATCAAATGCACTTTCAGTTTGAAGAAGTGTTCTTTGACCCCAAACAACCGTTCCTTCAGAACCTGCAAATACAGCCAATGGATTGATGTTTGCGGACTGCAAGTCATCCAAGTTGTCTCGTGAAAGACGAACCGCTGGACGAACTGTTGTTTCAAGAGCGCCCCTTGTGAAACCTGCTGGAGCAAACCATGGGTATCCAACGCTGTCATTCTTAGCAAATGCACCAAGAACTGCTGCGGTTGAAGCTGCTGTTCTAGTTGTGTTGTTGAAGTCGTCACGGATAACAACGTCAGGGAAGTATGCAGCACCGAAAGATGAATTCAATCCTCTGTTGTTGAAGTTGTTTGCAGTGTTGACAACAGAAAGAGTTTGTGAAGAACTTGAAACTTCTGTGCTGTTTACATCGATGTTTTGAATATCCATCAAATACAAAGCATCATAACGGTTCTCAACCATATTCAATGCGTTGTCTGTAACGTAGGTGTTTCGAATTCCTGGAAGTGCAAGAAGTTGAATATCAACTTCTGTTACATCTGACAAGATGTTCAAAGCTGTAAGATATGAACTTACCGTTGGACCATCCACCGTTCCGCGGTTTGTGTTATCCATTTCTTCTTCAACAGCAACGTTCGTAAAGTAACGTGTTCCTTGATTGAAGATATTGACTCCATCAAATCCACCGAAAAGAGGTACTGTGAACTTAGCCAACTGTCTTACAGAGCTGTCTGTAAGGTCTGAAGTTGCAAGAGCACGGAAACCGTTTGTTGAGTCATTTGAGATATTTCCTTGACGAACATAAGACCATGTAACAGCATTCACAGTATCAACAAGACCTGTTGAAGGAGTGTACTTGATCTTGACTTTATTCAAAGTGAAATAGTTGTTATTGTATGCATCTGCATCAACAATACCATTTTCAGTTGTTGCTTGAGCGCCTTGGTTGTCATAAACAACAAAGTCTGCCCAATTCGTTTGGAAATCTGGATAGTATTGAACGAAGCTTCCAATGCCTGTCTCAATCTCTGTCGATTTGTTTGGTTCAGTTACAGAGGTTTGACGCTCAAATTGAACACCCCAATACAAGCTGCGGTCAACTGTTTGGTTAGGTGAAGCTCCTCTTGAAAGAGACTTTCTGTAAGGAATTGGTGGCTGAACAAAGCGATAAGTGATTGGATCTGTACCCGAACCAGTTACGTAATATGTTCCATCATCATTCTGATTTCCGAACGGCGCAGAGCCCGAAACTTGAAAATGTTGAACACCACGGAAACCAAATGGAAGTGCTGTTGGATCAATCTCAGCATCTTCAACTTGAGCGTCCATCTCTACACGAATGTAAGAGGAAGCATTTGGGTAGTTTCCTTGAGTGATGAGCTTTTGACGATCGGATGAGTTATCAAAGTTCCAGAATGTGTGGAAGTCTCCAATCACTTTTGCAACATAGTTTTGTGCATTTGGATTGAGGGACAAACCTCTCCATTGTTCAAGAACTTTTTTGTTCTTATCTGTGTCGTTGTAATCACGAACAATAAGGTCAAATGTACCATATTGGTCAACAGTGCTTACAGATGGTGTAATGTTCTCAATGGAGAACTTCACACGCTTATTTGCATATTCACCGTCATCCAAAGACCAAACTCTAAAGAGATTTTGTGGTGAACCACCAAAGTTCTGAGACACAACCCAAGGGCTCTTTGGAGTCTTGTATCTGTCCTCGAAGTTTTCAAAGTTTGGCGTTACGGTTGAACCTGAGTTTCTGCTAAGAGAAGAAGAAACAAGGAAAGCAATCTGTTCTGTAAGGTATGTGCTTCCGGAAACAACACCTGAACCAGTTACGGTTGCAAGTGCTGGGTGAACAGGGAAATCCGCATAAAGGAAATGACCCTTTTCTTCAATCTTGAAAGGATCTGTATTGAAGACCTTTCCAAAATAGTTTGGAGCAGTTACATCGAAAGAAGCAGAAATAACATTTGGCTCATTCGAGTTTTTGAAACCGTTCAACAGAAGAACGAACTCTTGTAGACTTCCCGAGATGTTTACAGAACCCGTTACCTGACCTCCAGCGTTCGTCCATGTTCCGGAAGAAGATGCTGGGGTGTTCCATGGGGATGCAGAAGATGAGAGCGTTAGAAGAACGCCTGATGGCGCGAAAACTACACCTCGAACAACTGGCGTTCCTTCGGTTGGAAGTCCTGCGGAAGAGAAGAAATCGCTTCCTGAAGTTTCTTTCATGATTGAAGCAAGAAAGTATGTTCTTCCTTCATCTCCACCTGCATATGCATATGGATTGTCATTGAAAGCACCACCTGATGCATTTTGTGGAAGGTCTGAACCGACAACAAATCCAGCATTTACAACCTTACCGGAGTTACTTCCGTCTGTTGTTCTTGCAAGTGCATTACCTGCTCCAAGAACACGAAGATATGTAAGAGACTGAGCGTTCCTTAGCCATTCACTTGCTGCGATTGGACCATTGAAAATGTAGTCATTTGGACCACCAAAGACCTGATTGAAATCTTGAGTTGTCGGAACTGTAACAGGAACAAATGCCGGACCTCTTTGCGCAGCACCGACTACACCAGCAGGAATGCCAGTTGGTCGTGTTGCAGTTGGACCAGTTAGATTTTGAACTCTTAC